ATCTTCGAACGCTTCAGTAAGACCAACTTTGTTTTTAGAACCTTTAGTACGCACACCTGGATACGCCGAGAAGACATTATCACTGGTATCACCACGCATACATTTCTCGAATAGCATCCACTCTGGATCTTGCGCTGGCTTTGGCTCGCCTGTCTTTTTGTCTTTAACGGGTTTACCTTTTGCATCAAAGATACCTTCATGTGTAATATGTAAATCACCTACGCCATTATATTGGCTAACATTAGAAGAAATTAATTGTGCAAAATCTCCATCTGTTGAAATAATCACATGCTTGCTATGAGGATGTGCTTGTACCCAACCTGCAATTAAGTCATCTGCTTCTAAGTTTTCATGACGCATTACAGTACAGTTAGTTTTCTCTGTAATGAAGTTTTTAAATTCGTCAAACGCTTCCCAGAACAATTTGTCTTCATCTTGTTCTTTCTGTGTCATAGCCGCACGAGTTTCTTGCCTATTTGCCTTGTAAGGCTTATAGTAGTCTTTGCGCCAGCTACGACCTTCGAGGCAGAACACTACGTGAGTGCCACCGAAGTCTTGCCACGCTTTCTTAATACTGTTAAATGTAATGTGAAAAGCCATGCCCAATTTAATGTCAGCGGAGCCTTGCACCACATGACGAGCACGGAAGAAAGTATTTGCAGTATCAACAATAATATATGTCATTCAACTTCGGCTTTGCCGTTACCTAATCTGTTTACGTTAATATAACCGCCCATCGATTGTTTAGGATCTTGACCTGCTTCTGCAAGCATATTACCGGCTAAATCTCTAAACCAACGATCGACAATTTCTTCATCTGGATCACCGTCGTAACCGTAACCAGCTTGTCTTAATTGTACTATAAACAAGTCGTTCCAGTCAAGCTCAAAAAAGCCATTTCTAACATTATCTGGGTTAACCTTAGTTTCCAAAACTGCTACATACGGTTCGCCACGTTCTGTAGCACGAGCTTTTGGATCCATCTTTGCTTCTTGTTCAGCAACTTGAGCTTCGGCTGTTGCCGCTACTGCTTTGGCTTCCATTTCTTTGAGAACTTTTAAGTTATCTTCTAACTTATCAATTCCAAACCATTTTTTAATTAAATTTTTAATCATTTTTCTTTCCCGTACAATCGCAATCTCTGCCTTGTCTGCAATTACCATTACATGCAGAATTACTGTTAATTACTTTTCCGATTAATATGCCTAATGGAAAACTAAGTATAACCCAACCACAGATAATGCAGATCCAAAACCACATATTAGTTTTCCTCGTGGAAATCGTTAAAATATGTAATCTTCTTTTCTACCTTAAACCCTGCTAGTCTTTGTAATGTTTCTTCTTCTAGCTTAGATTCCATATATGCTTTGTATCCATTTGGATCTAACATGTAGTCGCATTCTTCGTCTGTCATAGGAAGATCGCCATTCATACTTAATATTTGATTAACTTGGTTAATCTTAGCCTGTTGTTCAGGAGTGTACTTACTATCAACTTTTCTTGACATCTCTTCTCTGAATAACACACTAACTTTTCCATCTTCGTCTTTCATTTTAATATTAAGGAAAGAAGAAAACTTTTCTTTATCAAACTCAATACTGTAAACTATTTTTCTCATTTTAGGTTCCCCACGCATTGCGCCAAATGTCAACTTGCAATCGTGGGCTATAACGATAACCACGTATCATAGCAAGCTCGGCTACTTGCTTAGTGTTTAGATTGTAAGTATCTTCTGTGCCACCAACTGGCATTAGATAAACAGGGCCTGTAAAGCCTGCTTCTCTGTATTCTTTAACTGCTTGATCTACTTCTGCAACATCATCTGCATTAGAGACAACAAACTTTAAATACGCATTACCAACTGTTTCATACTCTGCAACAATTTCTGGTTTAATTGCGTCTGCCCATGCTTCACCGCTACAGCTAAGTTTAGGACTTACGCTGAATGTGAACAAACTTACTGGCGCACCAACTGTGTTTAACCAATCATAAAATTCATGTGTTAAACGTTGAGTACCATTTGTTTCAAATGTAATATTAGTTAATCCATTGTGTTGGCACTGACCAATAATTTCTGGATATACACGTTGCCAACCTAGTAAAGGTTCACCGCCTGTAATTACTAAATGGATATCATGTCCGTCTTCTTGCATCCATGTGTTATTTGGAATCAAGTCTTCCATCTTTTTAATAACATCTTGTGCTTCAATCATAGGACTTAGATCTTTAAATCCTGGGTGCCAACTAGCGTAACTATCGCAACCTGTCTTTGCCAACGGCAATTCTTCATATGAATTATACATATGAACTACACTTGCAATATCATCTGGTTCTGTTGACTTCTGGCCTTTGGGCATTGCAAAGCCACGGCATTCAAAGTTACAACCGAATGTACGCAAGAAAACGCTAGGCACTCCTGCGTAACGTCCTTCGCCTTGTAGGCTATAAAAAATTTCTGCTACTTTTAATTTACTCATCTTCATCTCTTTCTAAAAATTGTGTAACTTGATCTTCTGCATCTTGTAAAAACTCTGCGTATACTTTAAAAGTAGCAACACCGTTTTTAGCACTAATATCAAAAGGAATAGTTCCTTGCGGGATCCAATTAGGACCTACTTCTCTCTTAATTTCAAAAACTTGTAATCGCTTAACACGATCCATCATTTCATCAAAGATTTGTTTTGCATTGCTCATTCGCAATCACCTTCTTTTGCTAGTCTACTAGCAATTCTATTCTGTAGATCGGCTTTTGCTTTACGTTCTGCTACAAACATTTTAACATCTTTACAAGCAGATTTTAGAGTTTCTGCATAGTTTAATGCTTGTTGTTCGCCCATAATAAGATTGGATTCTACTTCGATATAACCTTTGGTTAATAGTGTCCAAATCTTTTGCCAGCGGTTAAGTTTCCACCATTTGGTTTTTTGTTGAGTATAGATAGTAACATTAACGCCAATATCTTCTGCCTCTACCCATACTGTATGTGAATGGTTGCAATCGCCGCACTCGCACACAACCTCATAGATTTTAGCATCACCGTAATCTTTTTTAAGTAGAATGCCTTCGGCAGGTATCTGTATTTTCATAATTAAAATTTATAAATTGGTAAGGTATATGTTGGATCAGTCCAACATTTTTTTTGAAACAATATTTCCATTCTGCTTTTGCTATTATAATATCTTATTTTAATAAAGTCTGCCGGTGCAACACCCGAAATATACATCATTTTAGTAGTAAACGTACATAGATTATCATTAAATGCTGGTATTGAATCTGTAACCTCAAATGCACATAGATTACAATCTAGAGTTGCTTTTTCTCTTAGTATCCCTATAAGATAATATTTTTGAAATGAATGTGCTTTAGCAAACCATCCATTAACATACCTATCCCATAGTGACGCTTTGTCTTTATTAATAAAAAACTGTTTTGCAGTTTGATCAAAGTTTTGATACATACTGGCTTCTGTAGTTTGTTTTGCTGTTGGCCCATAGCTTACACTTTTAACGTCACCTCCTACTCCGGGAGTGATCATTACATCTATTAAACTATGACCAGCACCATTCCAAACAGCACCAGGAATGCTGTCGGAAACTACGTATTCCCAAAGCTCTTTACCCATACTTAATGGTCGACCTAGTGCAATGTGTTTACGCAATGGTGCCATAATAGCATCCATTTCTGATTGAAATGTAGACACAAAATTAGTACCTAATAACGCTAGCGTATCGGTAGCAGTCATCGGAACTATCATTTGGAAGCGTATTCCTGTTGCATTTTAATATTATCAAAGAATTCTTTCTTTGTACCGTGGTCGTCTTTGAACGCACCTTTGAGTACTGTAGTTTGTGTCAAACTACTCTTGGCCATAATACCACGATTCTCACAGCATCCGTGTGTCATTTGAATATACACACCTAAATCTCTTGCTTCTGTTGCTTTTTGGATTTCCCTAGCAATGTCATTACAAAGTTCCTCCTGGAGAGTACCACGTCGGGCACACCACTGTGCGATTCTTGTGTACTTTGATAAGCCGATAAGTTTCTCAGCCGCAATAATACCAATATAAGCAACGCCAGTAACGGGTTGGTGATGATGGCTACACATACTGCGAAGCTCACTGCGGACAACCAACATACCTTCGTAGCGGTCCGCCGAATCATTTGGAAATGCTGTTGCGTCTGGTGCTGGGTCATACCGTCCACTCATTACTTCGTTAAAATACATTTTAGCTAGACGCTTTGCTGTGCCTTTGCTATTAGGATCTGTTTCACGGTCGATTAATAGTGTATCTAGTACACGTTCAAATGCCTTAGTGGCTTCATTGATTAAATGTTCTTTATCGCTTTCATGAATATATTCGCTAATATTATCTCCAGCCCAAAAGCGTTTACCTTCACGTTTCATTTTAAAACGCAATACATCTGCTAAACTTGATTCTTTGTATTCTTTATTGTCATCATCTTGCATTTCTGCGCCTACTATTAAGTTTTGAAAAATTCTGGATTCAGTCATTATTACTCCTGTTGTTACATTATATAGGTTTATTTAGGTTTTTGCAAGATATTTTCTGCTCGAAGTTTGCGACAGCCTTCTTTAACTGCTATAGGATAATCTGGACTAATCTCTGCAATACTACAATCGTATCTGACAGTCATATGTGGATTCTCTATATTCCACCAAATTACAAATATAAATGCTCCGATAGAAATTATTAATGCTACTATGAAATCTAAAGTTTGTCTGATATTAGTATTTTGCATAATTGATAATCCTTTTTTGATTTAAATCGAAACAACATACAATCTTCGTGGGGATGACTTGTAAAACGGTCTCCCGGCAATCCAAATACTTCTACAACATCAGCACATGTTTCATTCCACCATTTACCGTCTTGATTGTGCCAATCTAACCTAAGTTCCCAAAGAACATTAATCTTTTCCATTTTTATAGTTACCCTTTTCTGGAATAACGTGGCGAATACCGCCTCTTGGATCCTCCATATCTCCTGTACGCCTGGGAATCATATGTACGTGCGGATACATTACTGTTTGACCAGCAACCTGCCCGACATTTTGTCCGATGTTGAAGCCTTCCCACTTTTCTGCTTCGACTCCATCGTAACCAAACTTGTATGCGGCTTTGAAACACTCGTATAAGTTTTCAGATTTTTTGTAGGTAGGCACAAATAACAAATGCCCTTCGGTAACTGGATATGCATCTTTAAACACCCAAAAAGTTTTTGTTCTATATTCTATTTCAGTCCACGGAGCAAGTTTACTTGCCAGTGCTTGTTCTAGTTCTGTTAGCATCTCTCACCATTTTAAGTTCATCTTGTAAATACTCGATATAGTCACTTAAGGCAGTAACACCGCGATCACCGCCACCGTTCTTTTTAAGTTCGGCCAAGTCAAACTCTACTTTGGAGAT